GTCCTTTTTAAATTGGTGTGATATCTTAGATCACGAATTAGAAGTACACGCTCTGGAGACCAGGTGCGAATGCTGTACCAAGATCTTTAATAATGATTACGTGGTAGTACAAGTGCGCTCCGAAGATATTATCTACAACACCATAACGTGTTAATAGACCGATACGAGGTGCAAAGTCGTTAGGACCGATGGTCTGTTGAACCATAATCGGAACGTAAGGACAGTACACGATACCTGTATCATAATATTCAGGACCTTTGTAACCAAGCAATACATAATTGACTTCAGTAGCACGAACCGGTACACCGGAATGGTTTGCTTCATTACCCATTGTCTGAGCTTCAGTACGAGTGTCACGGTAAACGTTGAAACGGCCACCAAGATTACCAACGCGGGCAATACCTACTGGCTGGGTGTTAACGTTACCCTGGACTTGCATCCACTGGAACTCTGGAAGCATTTCGAAGATCGCACAAACTTTAGGAGTTGCAACTAAGAAGTTAGCAGCACCACGTCTGTTACGAACAGCAATACGATTTGCTTCAACAATGACTTTAGCGTACAGGTCACGATTTCTCTCAGCTAACCAACGACCGTCAGCACTTACTGGGGACCAAGTAGAGTAACCTACACCTGCACCAGCGTTAAGTGCAACCTGAACCATTCTCATGATCATTTCACGGTCGATTTCTGCTTGAAGCTCATAAGACATTACGTTTGTAAGCTCAGCGGAAATATCGATACCATTCATGTTCTTGAGGTCTTGCTCAAGTTCTGGGGAGAAACGGGCTGCGAGTCTACGAGTACCTGCCTGTACAGCTGTCTTCTCAAAAGAGATAGTCATCTGTGGGATGTTACCTGTAAGCTCGAAGTTATTTAGGAGAGCGGCGACACCAGCATCGTTATCAACGAAGTCGAACCCAGCTGCAGCATTACCGGATAGTGCAGCAGAGGACATACCTGTGAAACGAGTGTCCAATACTTGGTAACCAGCTTCCACACCATCATTTCGTCGTGGCAAGCCATCAACGTGTGTAGTAGTAGGTCCGAGTGTACCATGTCCGTCAACACCAGAACCACCTAATGAATCAGTTTCGTAACGGTAACGCATAGCAAAAGCTAAACCTACCGGACCACCCATAGGCTGAACACCAACAATTTCGTTGGAGATCAATTCTGGGAATGTACGACGAATCATAGGGATGATGATCTTTGGAAGACGAGCGTCACCGGAAGCGTAATTATCACCACTGAAAGGACCAGCTGTTGGCTGATGAGCACCAAAAACACCACCGGATTGAGCCATATTATTCTCATGGAGGTATCTTTCTTGGTTCTCAAGCAACACAGCTGTGTTCAAACGTGTGTGATCGCTATCGATTTCCTTAACGTGCTCTGATTCAAAATTGAGGATAGGAGCCCACTTCTCTAGGAGTTCAGTAGCTCTATCCTGGTTAATGTATGAGTCAGATGGTTTCATTTATCATTTCCTTTTCTATTATTCAGATCTTTTAGATCTCATTATTCTCTGTTTAACTAATAATTTTTATTTAAGACCACTCAAATATGTTTGCATATTACTTGAGGTAGTATTGTCTTGTTGTTTATTGATGATCGACTGATTATCATCTTTCTGTTCATTGATCACATCAACTCTAGAGATGCTATCAGCCGCTTCTCTTTTGTATTTTTCCAAACGCTGATCTTCAGCTGTTTCATACAATGCTAATGTATAATCAAAATTCTCGTTGATAAATTTAACTGACTTACCAGTTAATACCTTTTTAACATAAGCAGCTTTGTCTCTTGGAAGACCTACTACTTTTTCATTAAGAGTTAATTTAGATTGAGCTTTAACTAATTGCTTTTTAAGTTTATCATTCTCTTCATTAAGAATTTGGATTTGCTCTTTACCTGTGTCAATTTGTTTTTTACCTTCTAAAACAGCACCGGAAATAGATTTCTGTGCAAGGGCCATATCAACACCAAGTAATTTTCTAACTTGCTCTAAAAGTTTTTCTGCTTTGTTATTCTTAACAGCTTCAGCAATTTGTTGTGTAGGGATTTTTTCATCAATATATTTTTGGATATATTGAGAAACATTCTTCACCATAGAATCTTTAAATCCGTTAGCTTCCTCATTGATAACTTTTTTATAACGAG